TCTAAAGATTTTACATTGGAGTTTTGGATAAAAACAAGGCCATCTACAAAAGAATCAAGAAGAATCCTTGGACCAATAGATACAAATGATGGGGTTTATGTAAGTGAAGGATTTATCACCCTTGTTGTTGATGGGAAATTTTCATCTCATAACGTATCATATTGGTATCGACCAATGCTTGTTCATATATATATAAAGGGAGATAGCTTTTATATGCTCATAAATGGTGAGCAAGTTGCCCAAGTAACAATAAATAAAGACACTGTTTCTCTTTCTGAAAGTGAATGGTTAGGTATTTATAGCTATGAAGATATAAATCTTATGGAAATTGATTGTCTATCAATCTTTCCTTATGCAATACCTCTTCAGCTTGCAAGAAAGCATTTTGTTTGGGGACAAGGAACTGACCCTCTTGAACTAATCAATGATTCATTTGATGGTGAAGAAGCAATTATAAACTTTGCAAATGCAAATTACACAGTAAATAAAGTATATCCAGACATGGAGAGGTGGGATGCAGGATACTATAACAATCTAATTGCAAATACAAATTCTATCTCTGTGCCAGATTACTCCTTGCCAGACATATATTTGGGAGGAAGAGATGTTGTTGAGTGGTATTCAGACTGCAAAGATCTAAACGATCTTTTATATCCAAGTGGAAACCATGCTAAAAATATATCATTTAGGCCAAATGTTGAAGGTGATGAATGGGTGCCAATAACTGGAACAAACTGGACAGAGCCATGCTATCTAAACTTTACCTCTTTAACTTTTCTGTCTAACCCTCTAAGTTCTTTTTATGGAATCTTTGAAGTAGAGTCCGAAGTGATAGAAACAAGGCCGCTTCTTCATATAGTAAACACTTTAACTGGAAAAAGATTTGAAATAAACATAACTGGATATGACATAAAATATGAATTTGATGGGCAGGAATTGGCAGATACAGGTTTTACTGTGGCGAATAGTCATTTTGCTGTAGGCATCCACATACCAACAATATCTGAGTCTTTCAATTATGAACTAGCATCCTTCTTTGGTTCCCCAGAAGTACTGTCGATGTTTGTTGGAGGGGATGGAGTTTCAACATTTGAAGGTAAGATATACAGAATAGGTTTTTCTGATCAAGAAAATTATCAATCAATATCCGAACATTTTCAAGAAAACGGAATTGCAGATAATGCAGATGGAGCTTTACTAGAGGGACACTATGCTTCATACACCTTGTCTCCATTCTTTAGATACAATGCATTTTTCCTTGACATATCTGTTTCGTCTAAATGGGAAGAGTATTTTCCTCTATCATCTTTTGCATCATACATAGAAACAAGTGATGGAGCAACCGCCTATGACCTTGACTATCTACAGTTTAACTTTGGATACCCATCATTAACCACCATTGTAGAGACAACTGTAGATAATCCAGATTGGACATACCAAGAGCTTTTTGAAGACTATAACGATCCTATTCAGAAAGATTATGGTATTTTAGATAACGCAGTTCTTTCTGGATACGCAGACTATGCGGATCTTGCAGGAAATATTATTACAGAATATCAAATTGATACATCTCAATCATCCCTTGATGCTTATGTTACCTTCCAGCTTCTTGCTGAAGGAGCAGATGAGCCATTGTCAAGCTTCACTTATACAAAAAACTTAACAGATTCTTATACAGTTTATGCAGACAGCCAAAATACCAACATTGATCCATATAAATCTTATAAAACAAAGTTTAGGGTAATAGACGGAACAGTAATCTATCCACCAAAAGCAATAAATTTTAAGAACGTGGCAATGGTTGTGCATTTTGAAATTGAACAAGATGGCATAATAAGTAATCCGCTAAAAGTAAAGAACCTGGAGATTACCTCAAAGTCTCTTAATCAAAAATCACTTACAGCGATTGGAACTAAAACAGGAACTCCGATCTATCCATATGTAAAAACTGGAATATATTACAGTGGAAAATCAAAGAATCCAATCATGCTAAGTAAACAAAATCTTCCATACCTATACTTAACGGAAAATACTGGAATAAAGGTCTTAGATACAGATGCTGATATTGAGTATGGGTCTTTAATACCAATAAACAGAAATAAAAGTGCAAACTATCTACTTGGAACATTTCAGCTATTTATGAAGTACGACATATTTCAGGAAATTGGAACCACTCAAACTATATTCTATTTAACACACAGAGACGGAGAAATAGAGTTTACCGTAACTCCCGTGGCGAGTCTTGGAAGATTTTATATATCGGCAAGAGACAAGTATACAAAACAAGAATACCCTGGGATATCTTTTTATCAAAACGGAATAAAGGTAGAAAATCCCTACATAGAAAAGTATGAGTGGAACGTTATAGCTTTCTCATTCGAAGAGCCACTAGATATGAATAATTTCTCTGGGTCCCTAAGTCTACTGTTTGGTTGTGCATACAGCAACATATCTTTCTTTAAGTCAACTGGGTTAAATGAGTTTGGTGTGACGATTGCCAGAACTTGGGAAGACGTCCTTTATGGGGATCAAGAAACAGATCCAGGTAATATAGTTGACTGGCAGTCTTGGTATGATGAAAATGGAGTGCTTGAAATTCCAAACAAATGGAAAGATGTCTATGTCTTAGAAGAGGCACGACAGTTTTCCACCACCCCCAAAGAAATCTATTCAACCTACATGGGGACAAATATTATCGTTATTGATGATAATACGGGCATGTCAGTACAAGGTGATCAATTTAGTGTATTCTCATCTGTGGTATGGTTTGAACCATCCTATATCCTTAAACCCGTATAATCTGCTATAATTCAACCATGAGTAATACTAGAAAGCCAAAAGTAGGCAAATCAAAAGCCACAATCATAGATAAAGGGTACGAATGGGGACTTTACTTCTGGAAACTTCCAGATGGACACCTTTTTAATGATGGTCAAGGGAATCTTTTAAACATTCCGTCAAGAAAACATGACTTATCAAATATTTCTGAACTAAGAAAAGCAGCAGCCCACTATGGACAGCCAGATGGAAGCCCATGGTTTTACGCTGGAATAAGTAGAATCAGCGATGAAGGACACTCAGAGCAGGTAGACAGAATGAAGAATGGATTAATTCCAAACCTGAATGATATGGGAGCAGTATACGATGCTCAACAAACACTTAAGAAATACGGAGCACAAGATTAATGGAAGAACAAAGAATTGCTATAAAGTACTCTGACGACATTGAGGTTGAAAATGAGTTTATCTCTAAAGATCCATTCAGTAAGTCATGGGAAGAGATTAAGGATTTTGATGGTTTAAATACTAACTTTAAAAGAAGAACTACCAGAACAAATAATAAACTAGAGAAATCTATAAATATTCCCATCGACAGAGATGGAAGAGCCACTGGTTCATACGCTGTTGCAGCGGGAACAAGAGCTACTGGAGTTGATGGAGTTCAATCAAAGCAAATGAATCCAGGAGAAGTCTTTAGAAATGGATATGGGCTTTTTGATGTCATAACACCACCTTATAACCTATACGAACTTGCAAATTTTTATGATACAAACTTTGCCAACCATGCAGCAATTGATGCAAAGGTATCAAACACCGTCGGTCTTGGATATAAGTTTGATGTAGCAAAAGACGTTATTCTTAGAATTGAGTCAATGGAAAATGAAACTGCTATGCAAAAGGCTCGTCGTCGCTTAGATAGATTAAAGGGCGAGGCAATAGAGTGGATTGAAAGTCTAAACGATGATGATAGTTTTACTACAAGCATGGAGAAGGTTCTTCTTGACCTTGAGTCAACAGGAAACGGTTACCTAGAAGTTGGTAGAACAGTCGCTGGAGACATTGGATACCTTGGACATATTCCAGCTACAACAATGAGGGTACGCAGAATTCGTGATGGTTTTACTCAAATTATTGCAGGAAAGATAGTGTACTTCCGCAACTTTGGAGCAACTAACCCTAATCCAATTACAGAAGATCCCCGTCCAAACGAGGTAATTCATTTTAAAGCTTACTCACCACTAAACACATTTTATGGTGTTCCAGATATTCTTTCTGCTTATTTATCTCTTAAGGGAGATCAGTTAGCATCACAATTCAATATTGACTATTTTGAAAATAAAGCTGTTCCAAGATACATAGTTGTTGTTAAGGGGGCAAGGCTTGATTCTGAGTCAGAGGATAGATTGTTTAGATTCCTGCAGACTGGATTAAAGGGTCAGAACCACAGAACCCTTTACGTTCCACTACCCGCAGACTCACAGGGAAATGCCATTGACTTTAAGATGATTCCTGTTGAAGCAAATGTTCAAGAAGCATCATTTAATGACTATCACCAAAAGAATCGTGATGACATTCTCATGGCTCATCAAGTTCCACTTTCAAAGCTTGGCGGAGTTGATACTGGAGGTCTTGCTGCTGCAATGTCTCAAGATAGAACATTCAAGGAACAGGTAACTCGTCCAGCACAAAGATATATTGAAAAAATGCTAAGCAAGATTGTTAAGACAAAAACAGACCTTATCGATCTTAAGTTTAATGAACTAACTTTGACAGATGAAGTAGCTCAATCACAAATGCTTGAAAGATATATTAAAACTCAGGTAATGACTCCAAATGAAGCAAGAGAGCAGATTGGGCTACCGCAAAGGCCAGGTGGAGATGAAGTCTTTGAGATGACTCCAAGACAAGCAACTGATGCTCGCGCAAACTTGTCAGGTAACAGACAAAGAGATGCAGAAAGGATGAATAATGCATCAGATAGCGTTGCTACAACTACTGGAAGAAACCCTCAAGGTCAGGGAAGATCAACACAGTAACAATTTGATAAAAATGCTGTATAATAGGAACCAATATGGAAATTTCTAAGGCACACTGGGAATCTGAAGGAAGCAGTTTACGTCTTTCAATGCCTATTGCAAAAATTGATATAGAGAGAAGAATCGTATCTGGATTTGCTACTCTTGATAACATTGATAGACAAGGGGACATTGTTCCATCAGAAGCTAGCGTAAAAGCTTTTGAGCAATTCCGTGGGAACATCAGAGAAATGCACGATGACAAGAAGGCTGTCGGAAAACTAGTATCATTCAAAGAAGATTCATTCTATGACCAAGAAACTGGAAAATTTTATAAGGGTGTTTTTGTTTCTACATATGTAAGTAAGGGTGCTCAGGATACATGGGAAAAAGTTCTTGACGGTACGCTAACAGGTTTTTCAATCGGTGGCAGTGTAAAAGATTCCGAAGATACTTTTGATGAAGGTGCTAATAAATCTATTAGGATCATTAAAGATTATGATCTCTTTGAGTTGTCTTTAGTAGACAATCCTGCAAATCAATACGCCAATGTTATTAGCATTGAAAAAGGTCATGCTGGAGGGTATCTTTCTAAAGCCCTAATTGAAAACGTATTTTGGTGCAAAGGTGACGATATTGTTCAACTATCTTCTGGTAGTACATCAGACTGCCCAAGGTGCGACAAAGGTATGAACAACATTGGTTTCGTTGAGACTAATGATGCTCAAAAAGCAGAGGTAGTAAAGTCTATTCTTTCTACTATCAAAAATGACGCAAAGGAGGTAAGCAAGATGGAAAATGAAAATACAGAAACAGTACCTATGGAAGATGTAACAGATATTGTTACAGAAACCGTAGAAAAAGCTGTAGAAGTTGAAATGGAAAAATCTGAAACAGAAGTTGAAAAAGCTGTAGAGCCAGAACTAGAGAAGTCTGAGCCAGAATCAGAAAAGGCTGAAGAAGAAGTAGAGAAGGCTGTAGAGATTGAAGTTTCAACAGAAGAAGAAGATGAAGGGGATATGGCTGAGAAATCCATGGATGAAGAGGAAGAAATGGAAGAAAAGTCAATGAAGCCTGAAGAAGATGAAGTTGCAAAGGCACTCATTCAAGAGGTTCACTCAACATTCACCATGCTTGCTGACACCATTAAGGCTCTTAATGAGAAGGTAGACGAACTCAACAAGACAGTTACAGGTGTTAGACAAGATGTTGATTCAGTAAAAAATGATTTTGGAAAGCGTGTAGATGCAGTAGAAAAAGATACTGCTTTC